TCTTTTTGCTCGACAATTCAAGCTGATGGTAAAATATTAGTAGGTGGATTTTTTAATGTAGTTAGTGGTAATAGTTATTCTCGTATCTGTAGAATTAACGCAAATGGTACTTTAGATACTTCGTTTAATGTTGGTACAGGTTTTAATAGTCTGGTTACCTCTATTACAATTCAGCCTGACGGTAAAATATTAGTCGCAGGAACGTTTGAAACATATTCAGGTTTTTCTTCATCAGGAATTATTAGGTTAAATAGTAATGGTTCTATTGATAGTACATTCACATCTCCTGTTTTACCTTTTGGAGACATATATAGTATGTATTTGTTATCTAATGGTAAAATACTAGTAGGTACAAACGAAGCTTCACGTCCTGTTAATACTCGAAGTAGAATATTAAGATTAAATAGTAATGGTAGTATAGATGGTTCATTTACAACCGCATTCTTAAACGATGGTGGTATTGTATATAGTATTGACGTTGAGCCAATTAACGGTGGTATTTTTGCCGCAGGAGATTTCACAACTGTAAATGGGGTATCATCAAAAGGTTTGGTTAAACTCTTCTCAAATGGAACAAGGGATGCGTCATTAAATGTCGGTACTGGTTTTGGTACTGCAGCATTTCAACATCCAAGAGTTGTTAAACTAAAGTATAATGGGCACATATACGTTGGAGGTAATTTTGATAAATACAAAGGAGATACAGATATTAACATATTCACAGAATTACTACCAAATGGTGATATTTTTGAATGTGAAGTAGGAACCTGTTATCAATATTCTATTAGTAAATTAGATGGGTTTACATCAGGAACAGCACTAATAGTTGATTGTAATGGTGTAATACAAGAGATTTTTAATAACGATACTTTACCATATAATTTTTGTGCCACAAAGATATTAAATACCAATTCATCTATAGTAAGTGGAGGAACAGATGTTGCTGTAATATGTTGTTTTGAGTTCGAGAATGTTGGTAATGGAACAACACCTATTAGTTATGTTGATTGTACTAATAATGAGATATTTGATGCCAATTTTACACAAGGTGAGAGAATATGTGGTAAATATATTGTACCAGGAAGTCTTCCATATACCCAACCTATAAGACAAATAGGTTCTTGTGTATTACCCACGCCTACACCCACAGCAACTGCAACAAGAACTCCCACGCCTACGATGACTCCTACGATGACTTCCACACCTACGAGAACTCCTACGATGACTCCTACAACAACTAACACAAGTACTCCTACGCTTACTCCAAGTATAACACCTAGTCCAACTTATTGTGCTAATCCAACAGCATACGCAATATTCGACGCTAATAGTGATAGAACAAATCTATCTAATTGGATGATTTCTAAAGGTAGTACGTTTAGAGGGTTTAATTCAGTAGGTTCACCTTCAACGGTACAATCTATATTCCAATCTCAAATGAATGCATATATTGATTATACAGGTTATACAGTAGGTAATAATAATGCTTTGATGAGTGAGCCAGTATCACTTAACGAAGACCCTATTACAATAACAAATACTAATATATGGTCTGCGGATAACACTTGGGTTAGTATCATAGTTCCTAATTGTCCTTTATGTCCTAATGGTTTATATAGTTTCATCAATAATGGAATAAATAGAACTCCAAGTAGTAATTATACAAGTTTAACTTTTTATTATTCAGGTAATGTAATACCACAAGGATATTATAATTTTTATACTACATTCCCTGGTACAGGTATGAGAGAGTCTAGTAGTGATACTTCATATAATGTGAATACATTAGTATGTCCTATCACACCCACGCCTACCGCAACTGCCACACAAACATTAACACCTAGTCCTACTAGAACACAAACAGCAACTCCAACCACCACACCTACTGCTTCTTGTAATACAAATTGGACTATAAGAAACGCAGATTGTGGACTTGGTACGGTAAATGATATTGGTATTAACGGGTCGTTTATGAATACTTTATCAGGCCCAAGTACTTTTCCATTAACATCAGGATTATATGGTACCAAATCAAATCCTAATGGTGTTATATGTGGAGCTGGTAATACTATTCAAGCAAATGTAAGTACTAACATACCTGGTACAGGAAATTGTGCGTTTATGGAAATAATAATAAATGGAGTTCAAACAAATATTTTATATTTCACCACAAATCCATTCCCACAAATATCAGGTGTGGTTATAAACAACGGTGATAACGTTGAGGTTCGTATTGGTTGTTTCTTAGGGCCTTGTCCTGAAATACCAGTAACTCCTACTACCACATCAACTCCTACGATTACACCAACGATGACTTTAACACCTAGTCCAACCTCGGCATCAACTTTATGTATCGACATATTAACAAACACATCATTAGATGTTGTAATAACTCAAGTTAAAGTTAATAACTTAATAGCGTCAGTTACTGGAGGTATGATGCCGAATACACCAGGAAACGGAACTAATTTAGAAGTGAGTTTAGCGGCAGGAACCTATGACGTACAGATTGCTTATACGTGTTCTGTGGCAGGTCAAAGAATAGAGATTGGTTCACCAATCACAGGATATGCTTGCCAGAACACTTCAACAGGTTCGTTTATTATGACTTTTCCAAATGTAGGATTTAGTTCATTACCCAACTGTTTAGAAATCATCGCACAAGATGGAACTTGTTAATATGAACGAATTAAACAATAAAGATATTTTATAATATGAAGCAAATAGAAGAAATAGAAACAGACCCAATAGGGGATTTAAGAAGGGCGTTAAACCAAGAAATGTTTGATAAAGAACAATTCCATAAATTAACACAAATAGTAAAAATACTACCTGAGTTAATTGATATGGCTAAAGAAAACTAATAATAGATGGCAACAACAGAATTAAAGGTTAAAATTGACGCTGCGATAAATGCCGAGGGTACCCTTAAAGCATTAAGAGAGTTAAAACAACTACAAAAAGAAACTGTCGCAGGTAGTGATGACTTCAAAAAGATACAGGCTCGTATTAACGATATTGGTGATGCCACCAAGACTGCTAAAGGACAGAGTGAGGATTGGATTGATGCATTAGCAAGTGCTGGTGGGCCTATTGGTGCACTTGGTCGTGGATTAGATACTATGACCTCATCAACTAATAAGTTTGGTCTTGCTCTTAAAGCCACAGGTATTGGTTTAATTGTAGGTTTAGTTGGAATGTTAGTCAAAGCCTTTAGTGAGAATGAAAAGGCGATGAAGAAGTTGGAACCAATAATGATTATGTTTGAGCAATTATTGGGTGGTATATTCTCTGCTATGGAGCCTGTGTTTGATATTTTTATCAACTTGGCTCAAAAAGCACTTCCAATCGTAGGAATTGCAATCAAACATATTTATACCAGTATTTCTACCTTATTACAATCATTAGGTAAATTAGGTTCCGCAATATACAAATTGTTTTCAGGTGATTTTAAAGGTGCTTGGGAAGACGCCAAATCATCTGTTGTAGACTTTGGTAAGACATATACAGCAACTGCCAAAAAGTTTGATGAAGGTGCCGCAGAAACAACTAAAACTCAAAAGAAAAATCTTAAGGAACAAAGTGATGCTCGCCAAAAGTTTTTAGAGACTCAAAAGGCGATATTCGCCCAAGAAGAAAAAGATAGACAAGCTAACTTAGATAAGGCAAAATCGATAGCTATGGCTTCAGCAAAAACTGAAGAAGAAAAACTTGCTATCGAGAAGAAATATGCGTTGGATAGTTTCAACTCTAAAAAGAAATTATTAGACGACCAAGCCGCTTTATACCCTAAAGGTTCTAAAGAGTATAAGGAGTTTCAATCACAACTTACCGCTTTAGATGCTGAATATCTTAATAAAAAGACAGAATTTAGAAATAAGGATAAGGAACTTGCACAGAAGGCATTTCAAGATGAGGTTAAAGCTTCTCAAGATGCCAACAAAGAAAAGATTGCTGACCTTACAAACACATATACTTTATTAAAAGAAAAATATGGTGAGAACTCAAAAGAGGCAAGGACAGCTCAAGACGAGATATTCAAATCTCAAGCTGAAGGTCTTGCTAATGAGAGAAAACTATACGAGAACAAAAAAGAACTTACCAAAGAAGAGGTTGCAAGATTAGGTGAAATCAAACAGGCTGAAGAAAACCTTACAGTTGCTAAACAACTTGAGAATATCAAAAGGGCTAAAAATGATATAGACACCTTAGTAAAGAAAAACGAAACTGAAAAAGCCGCAAGAGATGTAGACTTCCAAAATAGGATGAATGCTGCGGCTCTTGATTTGGAACTACAAGGTAAAATACTTGCAGATAAAAAGGCTGCCGATGAAAAATATTATGCAGACCAGTTAGTTTTATTACAAGGTCAAGATGAAAAAATCGCAGAGTTAAACGCTAAAAGACTTGAAAACCAAGCCAAGAATGTTGAAGAAGAAAAAGCGTTAGAAGAAAGAAGGGTTGCTGCCAAATTAAGTACCTTAGACAACATTATATCTATCGTTGGTGCTGAGAGTGCTGTTGGTAGAGCAGCTTTAGTTGCGAAACAAATATTATTGGCGAAGGAACTTATAATGGAGGCTAAAAAGACCATTACCTTTTCAACATTAAAGGCGAGTGAAGCCACCGTTGCAACAGCAGCAGGTGCCGCTAAAACAGCCGCTGTAGGTTTCCCACAGAACATTCCATTATTGATTGCCTACGCAGCACAAGCCGCAGGTATCATATCTGCGATTGTATCTGCCGTTAGAGGTGCTAAGTCAGCCGCATCAGCAATAGGAAGTGGAGATAGTGGTGGAGGAGGAGGAACTCCTGCCGCAGCACCAACTCAAGGTACCGCAGTTCCTGCACCAAGAGGTATGGCAACAGGTGGATTGGTTAGAGGCCCTGGTGGAGGTAAGAGTGATTTAATCCCCGCTATGTTAAGTAATGGTGAGTCAGTTATCAACGCAGCATCAACAGCTATGTTTGCTCCTATTTTATCTGCTATCAATACAATAGGTGGTGGTAGAAGTTTTGCTGATGGAGGACTTGCGATAGCAGGAGTTAATCAATCACAATCTTTAACTTCATTAACCTCACAGATGAATAGTAATATGGCTCCTATCAAAACTTATGTAGTTGCTAGTGATATGACTAACCAACAGATGTTAGACCGTTCAATTAAAGACCGCTCTACACTATAATTTTTAAACTTTTCAGTTAAATTGATATTTAATAATATATGACTCCTAAAATAATAGAATTAGTTATAGAAGACAACGACCAAGAAGCTGGTTTAGATGGAATTGCACTTGTTGAAATGCCAGCTCACGAAGCCAACTTTGAATACTTCTCACAAGAACCAACTGAAGAAAAATGTTCTCACTATGTTTTAGCTGACGAACAAATCCCTAAAGTTATTCAAATGTTCCACGCTTTTGGGGAACCACAAGGTCTTCTTGAAAAAGAAGGTTTTTATATTGCCGAAGTTAGAAATGTCGGTAAGAAGGAGTTTGCTACAATCATATCAAACCCTAATGACTCATCTGCACAGGATACTCCTGATGTAAGATTTAGATACAAATATGTTGGCCCAAGAGACGAGAAGAACAGAACATTCTGTGCTGAGATGATGAAGGCTAAAAGAGTATTTAGAATTGAGGATATTATGGAAATGTCTAACTTATCAGTTAATGAAGTTGGGCCTGATGGATATGATATTTTTACTTGGAGAGGTTCGTATAACTGTCGTCATAGATGGGTACAACTTATCTATAAAGCCGAGGGTAGAATTGTTAATAATACTGTAGTTGAAAAAGGACTTGAGGATACTGATGATATGCCAGGGCCAGATACAAGAACAACAGCTACTATTGCTGCAGGTAATACCCCACCAAGAGTAGGTTTCTCAGCCGAAGGAAACCCTAACGTGTCTGCGTTAAGTCCTTATGTAGACCAAATCACAAAGAAGGTCGTAAAGAAACCTGTATTGGCTTCTTTACCTATGTTCCAAAATAGAGAAGACGCTGAAGCTATGGCTGAGGCTATTGGATGTAAAGGTTCTCATTCACATCAATATGGAACAGAAGTTTTGTGGATGCCTTGTGAGAGTCATACACCAGAAGGTGATGAATGGCACCCTGATATGTATGCTGCTGAAAAGATAAGTTTTGATTATGATGAAACGTTATCAACAGAGAGGGGAATGCAGACCGCACAGAGACTTATTGATGCTGGTGCTACCCTTTATATCATTTCAGCAAGACAAGACAAGGAACCTATGTTAAAACGAGCAGAAACATTAGGTATCCCTTCTTCAAGAGTATTCGCAACAGGAAGTAATAAAGCTAAGGTTGAAAAGATAAAAGAACTTGGTATCACCAAACATTATGATAACAATAATGATGTTGTTAAAGAACTTGGTAATATCGGGGTTAATTTTGGTTTGGAAGACGCTTGTTGGCCTGGCTATACCGCAATAGGTTTACAGGATGATGGTTCACCAAATTGTGTTCCAATAAAAGAAGAAATGAACGAGGATGGAAGTTATGTTGTTGATGGGTTTGCTAGCTATGATGATTACCCTGCACTTATCCGTAAAAACGCGCAAGCGGCTTTAGATTATATTGAGAAGTCAGGTAATCCACAAGGTTGTTTAACTCAGGTGGGTAAAGTAAGAGCCCAACAATTAGCTCAAGGAAAACCTGTCTCTATTGAGACTGTAAAGAGAATGAAGGCATACATTACAAGACACGAAAAAGACCTTGAGACAAGTAAGTCTTATGAAGGTTCTTGCGGAAAACTTGCTATGGATGCGTGGGGTGGTGTTGAAGCCTTATCTTGGGTTGAGAGCACAATAAAGAAATACGAAGAAATGAATGCTGAAACAGAATTAAGTTTTTCAGTATTTAATAACGAACAAAGACTTTTATTAGGGCCAGCGATGATACCTGATAAGATGATTATTCGTAGAAATGAAATAACAGGTGAGATTTACTATGTGTATTTCACAGCCGAAACAATTAAGAAACTTCAACAGAAGTTTATGCAAGAAAAACTCTTGGATAAAACCAATATAGAACACGGTAGGAAATTCCTTAATGGAGTTGATGTCGTGGAGAGTTGGATTGTAGAAGACCAAACTAAAGACAAACAACAAGTATTTGGTATGAACTACCCTAAAGGTACTTGGATGGTTAGTGTTAAAGTGAATGATGATGCCACTTGGGAAAAAGTCAAAGATGGCAAACTAAAAGGTTTTTCAGTTCAAGGGTATTTTTTGGAGAGAGCTAAGTTCAACGCTGAAACCCATAAGGTACTTGACGAAATAAAAAACATTCTAAAAGAAATTAAATAATTATGACTTACCAAGACGCTATTAAAAGAATAAATAAACTCCTTGGATTGCAAAAATTCAATTCCTACAAAATCGCGGAGAAGGATGATGAGTTCATTACAGAAGGTGAATTGGCTTTAGATGAGCCTATTTATATTATAACTGATAACGGACAACTTCCTGCTCCTGATGGAGATTTTGAATTGGACGATACAACCAAAATAAAAATCAAGGACGGATTAGTCCAAGAAATTAAATACGATATGGAAAACAAAACACAAGAGTTCGTAGACGCTATGTTGAAGGACGGAACCGTAGTAAAATCCCCTACATTCGATGTTGGTGAAGACGTATTTGTAGTAGCTGCTGATGGTGCTGAAACAAAAGCACCCGATGGGCAACACGAATTAAAACTTAAAGACACAGAAGGTAAAGAAGTTTTAATTAAGATTATTACAAAAGACGGAAAAATCATCGAGAGAGAAAACGTAGAACTTCCTGAAACAGATGAAGAGATGGGTATGGTTCCTGCATTAAGCGAAGCTAACGACACAATCGACGACCAAGAGTTCAAAAAAGTAATGATGGAAAAAATCGATGCTATGGCAAAGAAGATGGAAGAAATTACTAAAACTCAAGAAGAGATGAAGGCCAAAGTGGCTAAGTTCTCAAAAGAACCTGCTGGAGAACCAATTTCTCAAGCTAAAAACATTAGCGCAGAATTTAATGCACATAAAGACGATGCGTTATCAGCGTTAATTAGAACAAGAGCTAACACTCTATCTAAAAAATAAAATTAAATAAACTAAAACAAAAAACAAAAGAAATGAATAAGAAATATGATTTCGGTTTTAATCTATCATCTTTAGCAACTTACACAGACGAAGTTGGTGGAGAATTGATTAGACGTGCAATTCTTGAAGGAGAGACGGCAAAAATTATTAAGGTGCAACCTGGGGTTAAAGGGAGCCAAGCGATAAATTTGCTTAACTCTACATTAGTAGTTCAAGAAGGCACTTGCGGTTGGAACTCAAGCGGTTCAACCATATACACACAAAGGGATATCCAAGTTTGCCAATACAAGGTGAACGAGTCGTTATGTCCTGCTGACCTAAATAATTACTGGTTAGGCCAGTTACTCACACCTGGAAGTACCCCAGAAACGGTACCATTCGAAGCACAGATTAGTGAACTTAAAGTAGCACAAATCTCTCAATATGTAGAGAACTTAATGTGGGGTGCAAGCTCTGCTGATACTTGTTTCTCAGGTTTCATCGAGTTAACAGCTCAATTAGGAACAGGAAATACAACAGTTACTGGTGGTATCGTTGTGACTGGTTCTTCAGTTTTAACTTCATCTAACGCATTAGCTCAGGTGGATTTACTTGTTGAAGCTATCCCTGACGATATCGTAGACAGAACTGACTTAGTAGTGTTTATGTCGCACGCTAATTATAGAAAATATTTAATTAACTATCGAACAGCGAATTACTACCACTACAATCCTGAGTCATCTTACGAAGACTTCAAAACATTCCACCCTGCAACCAATATTTTGGTACATCCAGTTGGTGGTCTAAACGGAAGCAATCTATTAGTTCTTATGCCTGCAGGTTATGCAGTTATGGGAGTTGACTTATTAAGCGACCAAGAAACATTAAAAATGTTCTACTCTGTCGATTTTGACGAGGTGAGATTACGTTCAAATTTTAAAATTGGCGTAAATTTGGCCTGGCCGAACTTCGTAATCACTAATGGATTATCATAAACTAAACTTGTCCTTATGGACTATTAAATAAAAAACAAAAATTATGAGTTTTTCAAGCTGTTTTATCACATCAAATGTGTGTAAAGGATGTCGCGACTCGATTGGGGGTATAAAAACCGCCTATATCGTTGCAGGTTGTGTTACTGGCACAACTGAAAACGCAGAACAAGAAATCTTGACTGTGGGAGCGACTGGTGGAACTGTATATCAGTTTCAAGTTGAAAAGAATACATCTAATTTTGTTGAAAACATCCAAGCAAGTTTAGAGAATGGTACTGTCGTATATAATCAACAATTAAACCTAGTGTTTTTGAAGTTGCAACAATCTACGAGAAACCAAATTAAACTTCTTGCTCAAAATACCAACTTAAAGGTATTTGTTGAAACAAACGAAGGAAGTATCTTTTATTTAGGCGAAGACTTTGGTTTAGCACTAAGTAGCGGTATGGCTGAGAGTGGAACTGCATTTGCAGACCGTTCAGCATACTCAATAATGTTAGAAGGTTTTGAAAAAGAACCTGCTAAGATATTAGCTAACTCTCTAAGTTCTACATTAGTAGGATTGAGTTTAGTTGATTGTGCTTGCTAACAACAACAATAATAAAGGGGGGATATTTTGTCCCCCTTTTTTAGCCAAACTTATTAAATGAGAAATTTCGGGAAACAAAATATAGGTAAAAAAACTTGGGGAGTATTGGGTAAGCAACAGACTTACTTTTATCAACCTGGTCTTGCAACAAACAAGGAAAAAACGCCATTAAATGCGAACCCTATGGACGCTTGGGATTTAAAGAAGTCAAGATACAGACGTATTGACTTGATGCCAAAAACTCAAATGGAGAATGACGGACAACAAGCAGGAGTTGTTCCACAAGGAACATCAACACCTAATGTATCGCCAACTCCCACACCCACAACTACAACAACATCCACGCCTACACCCACTCCAAGTTTCACTCCAACTATTACGCCAAGTTCTACACCATATCCATTACCTGAAACACCATCATTATGGTATGACTCAACTAACTTAGGTTCTATTGATTATATCTCTTCAGGAGGTACAAATTATGTATCTGCTTGGAGAAGTATTGGAACGTATCAAAAAGTCCTTACAGGGACAACTACAGACACGATGCCAATATGGTCTGGTTCAAGTCAATTGCCAGGTTCACCACTTGTTGTGAGGTTCACTAAGAGTGCGACAGCAGGACTAAGAGATTTCTTAACTCAAAGGTTCGACAATACCGTAGTTCCTGTTTCAGGGTCAACAACCTTTATGGTTATTACCAATCCAGGTTATAACTATAGTGCTTCAACTACAGTTAATGGGTTTGGGGTAAATCTCATTTTATATTCAGGTAATACCACAACAGGAGGGTTTATACCAACTCCTAGTTCATTCCCTGTAGCTTATTCATTAAACTTTAATAATGGTACGAATAATACAATACAAACTAATACCATTAGTTCTGGATATACTGTACTTGGAGCTGTGGGTATTGTAGGTTTTTCAGCTAATACCTTGAATAATAAGTTTTTATATACTCAAGTAATCCCTTATCCATCAGGACTTGGAAATACCGTATTAAACAATTCAACTACAGGAACGTCAACTAATATTACAGGAACAACTTTATCTAATATAAACGCATTTACTATTGGAACATCACCAACTTCAGGCGGAACTCTTAGTACAACTATTAACGCAGGAGCTGAGATTGGTGAGATTATGGTATTTGGTAGACCATTAACGGCAGGAGAACAAACACAGGTTCAAAACTATCTTAAGGATAAGTGGAACTATACCTCGTGGTAAATCAATAGGAGATATGAATATATTATTTTTGTTGATAGACGATAAACTTGACGCCCATTATATAATAAGCGAGTATGTTAATAATAAGAAAGAACGAGGTAAATAACTTAATAGCGACTGTGTCTATGAATAAGACACTACCTAATCCGTATTACCTATTCTCTTTTCAAAACATAGCCAGTAAGGAGAGAATATCATTCATTCCTCAAGTTATTACATCTAACATAAGATATGATAAGTTTAGGTTTATTGAGGGAGGTAATGTTAATCCATTAGGAACACCACCTGAAATATGGTTTGGTAATAATTTAGGACAGTGGTATTATTCTATCTATGAGCAAGTAAGTTCTGGTAATACAAATATAGCCTTAGCTTATAATAAGTTAGAGTCTGGTAGAGCCATTCTTATCGTAGGTAATGATACCAACGATTGTTTCTTTGAACCATACATATCTAATGATGAAGACTTCTCTAACATTATTTATGTTAGTGAGGAAGAACAATTTTGTATATCAGGTGATACACAACCTGTTTATTCTCAAGTATTAACTTTTACTGGAACACCAAACTATAATTCAATACAATATAGATGTGATGGAACACAAGTTGAGGCTTGTTATAGTATAAGTAATCAAAATACTATGATTGATTTAGTTAATTTATTTAATACACCAGCACCAGACCCATTACCACCAAGTTGTTCTACACCATCATTTTGTTATTGTTGGACTGACTATGGAACCTATTATGATAACGGTGATGGTAGAATTAGATGTGAAATGCCAACATCATTATACAATACCTTATGTTCTGGTGGAACATTAACATTAAATGTTATTAACGATTAAATGTGGATAAAATACAAACTTTAGATATTTATTAGTATGAGTGATACAAAATTAAAAAATAATATTCACATTCAAGAGTTTGGTATGCCAGCGGCAGTACCTCAATATCAAGAAGTGGTGAAAAACAAGCCTTACATTTTTTATGGTGAGGATAACCTATTTCCAAACCACTTATTAGCCCTATACCAATATAGTTCAATTAACAGAGCTTGTATCAACGCTATTATTTATGGTGTTAAAGGTAAGAACCTTCTTGTTAAAGAGGGAGACCCTGGTGCTATTGCTATGGCTAATAGAAATGAGACCGTGTATGAGGTAATGGAGAAGTGCATTACTGATAGGATTTTATTTGGGGGGTATGCGTTAAATATTGTAAAATCTAATGACGGTGGTATCGCAGAGTTTTACCATACTGACTTCTCAAGATTAAGAGCAGGTAAGCAAGATATGTTTGGTAATACAGGAACATATTGGTATTCTGTTGATTGGAAGGGTACTCAAATAAACCCACAAAAGTTCAAGCCTATAGAAATACCAGCATTCAATATGACGGATGACTCAACATCGATGATTATGTATGTAAAGTCTTACATTCCTGGTATGGATTATTATACAGCACCCGACTGGGTTGCGGGGATTACTAGTATCCAATTAGATATCGAGGTAAAGAATTTCCATCTCTGTAATACACAAAATAGTATGATGCCTTCTATGGCTGTTTCATTTAAGAACGGAACACCTAATGAAGACGAAATGACGATGATACAGAGACAATTAGAAGCCAAATATACTTCTACGAATAACGCAGGTAAGTTCTTCCTTTTCTTTAGTGAGAACGCAGATAGTGCACCTGATATTACACCAATACCAAATAACGCTAGTGATGGTTGGTACTCTAATATGGCTCCTCAAATAGAACAAACCATTTTAACATCACATCGTATAACTTCACCTATGATACTTGGAATTAAGACAGCAGGACAACTTGGGGGTAGAGAAGAGGTTATAGACAGCTATAATTTATTCCTTCAAACGGTAATTATTCCCATTCAAGAGTCTATGTTAAAAACATTCGAAAAACTAATCTTTTTAAGAGATAAACAAACTATCAATTTAGGGATAGAACAAAACCAAATATTGCCGACAGAAGAACAAGCAATAGTTGATAAAATCCAAGGAATATAACTATGAGCACAGTACTACTTTTGAGTCAAACAAAGCTAAAAGCGTTTACGACAATTCATCAAAACACGGATGAAGCCTTATTAACGAGCGGGGTATTTATGGCACAGGAACTCGGTTTGCAAGTTTTGCTAGGAACCAAAGGTTATGACTATTATACTAACTTAGTAAAGTCAGTTCAACTATCAGGAGCTACGATGTCTCAAGCAGACCAAATAATGTTAAACGAATACATCGCACCGTACCTTACACACAGAGCATATTTTGAGGTAATGCCTGAAATATGGTCTCGAAAAATGAATAAGGGAATCCAGGTGGGTGCAAGTGAGCAAGGAAACGCTGTAGACATCAAAGGAATGTCTTATTTAAGAGATATTGAGTTGAGTAGATATAACTTCTATGCTCAAAGGATGATGGATAGAATACAAGCATTTCCAAATGATTACCCTTGGTACTTCAGCTTTACATCACAAGATGGTATGCCAAACTCAAAACAAAACTACTTTGGTGGAATATTCTTTACACCAGGTTTAAGAAAAATGCCAGGAGCATTAAACGGAAATATCCAAGCTTATTGGGGACACGAATACGATTGTTGTGGAGATTGGTAAAATATAACTTATGAACGAAACTATATTATTATTTTTAACAAATGGTATAACAGGACTGGCAGCGTTTTTTGCAGGTAAGAGAAGAACTAATGCTGAGACTGACTCTGTTGTCTTAAAGAACTTGGAGTTGAGTGTAAACTTATATGCTCAAATCATTAGAGACCTTAAGACTGAGATTGAGAGTTTGAATGTTAAAATCCAAGCTTTGGAAACTAAAATAGATATACTACACGAAGAGAATAAAGCCCTAAAATCAAAAGCAAAAAAACCTATTTAATATGCCTATCCCAAAACCGACAGAAAGTCAGGACGAACAATCATATATCAGCGCTTGTATTAGCGAAATAGCTAATGAATACGATGTAGAAGGACAAGCCTACGCAATTTGCAAAACTGAATGGGACAAAATGTCTGTTGATGAAGAAGCACAACAAGGTGGAGTTGTAAGCCCTGGTTCATTCTCAAGAACCAAGTTCGTATACGCACCAAAGGGTAAAGAAAAGATGAATGACTTTATGTCTCGTTGTATGAATGATATTCAAGTTAGAGAACGAAAAAAAGATAGAATTGGTAGAGCCAACTTTTGTTATGGTATGTACCAAGACTTTTATGTTATGAGTATAGGACAACGCTGGAAATAAGCCCAAACGAACAGAAACACCCCTTCCTTGAGTTATTTTATCTTTTTGGTATAATTATACTATATGGAGAATAACGACGAAAAAACGATGATATGTGTGGTTTGTGAAAAGGAAAAACTTATCACATCTTTTACTATATATGGTAGAAGAGGTTATAGAAGAAAAATCTGTAAGACTTGTGTTAATCAAGGACTAACTATGAACGACATTCAAATCAAAGAAACAAGACTATGTATCGCCTGTGATACAAAAAAGCCTATCAATCAATTTTATCGTAATAATGCTTTAATTGATGGATATGAAAAACGATGTAAGTATTGTAAGAATAATAACATCAGTTCAAGACAAAGACCATATAAGATTTATAAGTCATCAAAAAATGACGATAACAATTTACCATCATTAGTTGGTCTAACAGAAGAAGATTTTAAAAATACTTACAAGTTCCTTGAGAGTATTGGGTACAGCCTAAAAAGAAGTATACACGAGCAATTTTGTGAGAAGTATAATCTACCTGTTAATCCCGAGCCATATAAGACTAAGTTTTATTTTTCTCCAAAAGATTTGGGTCTAGCTTGACCTTTTTGATTTTTATAACTATTTATTGTTCGTAGTCCCTCATCACAATACGGACATTAAGAAATTATTGACCCCTTGTAGAGTAAATTGTGAAGTGATGAGCACGGTTGAAACACACGGGGTTTTTTATAAATTATGGAAAACAACAAAAACAAAGAGAGAGGTTTGGTATTACCAAAATCTTTTATCCAATCTTACTTAGATGACTTATCTAACGAGGAACGATTAGAAATTACTGAAGTTATTTTTAACTGGTTTCTAACAAATGAAACACCAGTCATAGAAAACAAACTATGTAAGGTGTTATTTAATAACTTGCTATACTTCCTTGAGACATCAAAGAGCAACTATGAGAATGGTTCGAGAGGTGGGGCACCTGCGGGTAATCAAAACGCAAAGAAAAAAACAACTGAAACAACTGAAACAACCCCCGTTGTATTAGAAAACAACCCCACTTGTTTAGAAGAACAACCCCCGTTAAAAAATAAAACAACCCTAAGAGAAGAGAAAAGAAAAGAAAAGAAGAGAAAAGAAGAGAATAAAGTAGAACTAGAAGAGAATATAAAAATAACTAAATTAGAAGATTTTGATATGTTTTCAAAAGAAGCACAAGATGCTGCTGAATTAGAATTTCAAAGATTATTAAACAAATAGATTATGGAACTAAAGGAATGGCAAAAAGGTAATGAGAGTTATATGACCTCTCTTCAACGATTAGAACAACATACTATTTGGTTAGAACAAATGCGTCAAGATGTTAAAGATAAGATTATGGAAAAAGAACTTCCAACGGAAATAGTTGAGGTACCACTCGTAGGTTTTATTAAAGACTAGACTTAACTTTTTTAAATAAATTGATATTTATTAGTATGGTAAAATCATATACAAAAAAAATTACTTCGATACAACTTATTAAAATGGAAAAGAAGTACAACGGACAACCAACAAAATATTTTTATAATATTGGTTTAGAAGGTATTGACGAATTACTATTATTGGAAGTAGAACAACCAATTAACAACAGCTTGACTACTAATAAGGTCGAGTATAAAATAAATGATGAGAACGAAGTTATTGACTTCCTATTCATCTAAAAACATTAGGGGGTTTAGGTGTGCTGATTGTCCTATCTTAATTATTCTGTTATTTTTTTTTACCTAACCCCCTAATTATATTATGAGTACAGTATCAAAATTAGAACCTCTTTTAGAGTCAATCGTAAAGGATAACCATACCTTCAAGTTTCCTATTCATTCTATCGGTAAAGAACTTATCAATATGTTTGTTTCTCAAGATGACTTTGATTATTTCGTTAGACAGAGCTACAAGAAACTTCATAGTGAATATGGTTCAACCATAGGACATATCTTTTTAACCACTTTAGAGATGAAATTAGACCTTAAAAATACAGATATGTATTCTTTACCCCTCCACGAATATCAAGACCGTATAGAGGTTCTAATACAGTCCTACGAGAACTTACACATCACCAAGGTAGATAGAAATTCTCCTGATGGAGAAATGATGTCTGCTATGCAGTAAAACTTTTTTTTATTTTTTTTTGTGTCCTCCTTGACTTTTGATAAAAGAGGCGTATATTTACATTATATAACAATTAAAAAATAACAGATATGAAAAAGAATAAATTAGATGTATGGATGATTTCAAGAGTAGCAGCATTCTTGGGTCAAGGTATTGATACTCAAATGGATAACTTTGTTGAGTGGTATATGAACGATGGTTCCCAAGTAGTGATTAACTTTAACACAAAAGAGGTTGTTTTTGTTAATTGGGTTGGTGATGATAAAACTTATTACTCAATCGTAGGTCTTGCATCTATGGCTGATTTCACAACACATGACGCTTACACAGAAAAATAATAGATATGAAGGCACTAGTAATCAGCGGAGAGACGCTACAAGAATGGAATGTCGAAGACATCTTAACTGATAAGGTTAAATCAAAAGAACAGGATATAGACCAAATGCTTCAGTATGAGTGGGACAACACCATAGGTAAACATACTCAAGGATTGACGTACCTTCAGGTAGAACAATTCAACAATACATATAACAATTTCTAATATGACTATAAAAGAACTACAAAAAGGTATTGATACACTAATACCTGTTTTACAAAAACAAATTGATACACACGATACTCAAGATACTATTGAGGGTCGTGATGAACTACAACAAATAATAGGTCAATTACAAATGTTAAACTACTTAAAAAACCTAATAAAAAAATAAGATGGGAGCATTAAAAGAATACTACTACGAGTACCTATCAAGCGAAGAGTTTGACCTTATGTTTGATGATGAGTATGAGTTATGGTTAAGAAATAAACAAGCGGAATACGAGGAGTATTGCCAAGCCATCGGTGATGGTAAATAATCAAATTATGGAACAAGAAATATGGAAGGTGATACCTTCATATCCAAACTACGAATGTTCTAATTTAGGAAGAATTAGAAGAGTACTCAACGAACGAGTATTAAAAACCAAATCAAGTGATATTAGAGGGTATCAGGTGGTCTCAATCTTTACCAACAAGAAGAAATACACCAAGAAACTTGCACGTCTTGTATGGGAAGCATTTAACGATTGTGAGTGTGATAAGACCATAGACCACATAGACAGAAATGTAATGAATAATAACATCGAGAACTTAAGATGTGTGAGTCAGGCGAAGAATAACGAAAACAAAGGTATTTATAAGAGAGACAATAAGCACGACCTCAACGATGATAAAAAAAGACAAATCATCACGAATTACAGAAAAGGTGTATGGAGTACTTGGGATATAATGAAGATTTACAATATATCACCAAACTATATGCAGAAGGTAATATCAAGAGGTAGCTGGGACAAACTTATATGGAACAACAATACCAACAATACAGAGAAATAGTAAAAACCATTACAAGGAACGATGATAGATGTGATGACTTATTGCACGACATTTTAATTGACCTATCTAAGAATAAGAAGTATAATGCCTTATCCAATAAAGATAAGGTATATTTTTTTATAAGAGTAGTCAAAAATCAGTTCTATAGTAATAACTCAAAATACCAGAGAACCTATAAGAAATATGTGTTCCAAGAACTAACCCCTAACTATGAAGTAAAGGATGAAGAATACATAGAACCACCGAGTATGGAATGGGTTAAAAAAACATTAGACGAGGAGCTTGATAACAATAAAGACTTTTGGTATAATTATGGTCTATTCAACTTATATCTCGAACACAAAAAGATTGAGACCATACATAAAAAAACACAGATACCAAAATACTCAATAAGAAACACCATTAAAGAAATGAAGGTGTGGATAAATAAAAAGTGGATAACTTATATAAATGGAAAAGATTAAATTAGAAGGTACAGGCGGGGTTGAGAAACCAGTATGTGAGAGTTGCAAAGAACCTAAAGAAATCACTATGGAAACAAGACCATATACCAAAGAAGAGTTTGATAGAGTATTACCTATGTTAGACAAGTATGGACTAACAAGAGATGAGATGAATTATATTTATAACTTTAATAACAGGGTATTTAAACAAAACAAACAACCTGGTTGTGGTAAATGTTTCTTTTATATTGCCAGAAACCTTAAGAATACATACAACAAACTTTATAGCTAACTTTTACTCCCATTTTAGTTATGTTGAAGGGATTAAATCAAATTATTTGATTTTTTCCCTTTTTTTTATATTTATATGTAAGGAATAAACTTTTATTTGAATTAAATAATCAGTAAACAAAAAAAACATATGAATATAGATTTAAGATTAGGGGACTGTATTGAAGTCCTAAAGACCATACCAGACAACTCGGTAGATAGTATTATAACTGACCCACCTTATGGGATTGGTTTTATGAATAAAGAATGGGACAATCCAACCAAACACAGAGAACTTATTGAGAGAGAACAAAAGAGAAGTGAGGAACGATTTGCCGAAGGTAAGAGTCCTGCTAAAGGTGGGTTCTCAAAAGGAGTACAACCAGGTCTTCCAATAGGTGGAGCAAGAGAAGGTAAGTGGTTCCAAGAATGGTGTGAGTTATGGGCGGTTGAGTGTTTAAGAGTATTAAAGCCAGGGGGACACATCTTATCGTTTAGTGCCCCAAGAACATATCACAGGATGGCATCAGCGTTTGAGGATGCAGGGTTTCAAATTAGAGACCAAATTATGTGGGTATTTGGTTCAGGTTTCCCCAAATCACATAACATCGGTAAAGCGATAGATAAGATTGAAGGTAATGATAGAGAGGTATTAGGTGAGAAAAAATCAGGTGTAAGTAGTAGAGCATATCAAAGTGAAGAACAAACAACAGCAGGAGTTCATTATGATACAAAAGGTAATAGTGAATGGGAAGGTTGGGGAACAGCACTCAAACCAGCACACGAACCAATCGTTATGGCAAGGAAACCATTAAGTGAGAAATCAATTGCGGAGAATGTATTGAAACACGGAACAGGTGGAATAAATATTGATGGTTCAAGGATTGGATTTGCAGAGAATGAAAATATAGATTTTAATAGCACTCAATCAGGTAAAGTATATGGTCGTAATTCATTAAATGAAAGTGCCACAGAGAGAAACACAACACATTATACTAACGAAGGTAGATTTCCTGCAAACATAATCTTTGATGAAGAGGCGGGACAACTATTGGACGAACAGAGTGGTATTAGTAAGAGTAGTAAAGGAAAACCAAGAAATGTTAAACAACAAAGTTATTTTGGTGGAGGAACAACTAATGAGAATAATGAATATAATGATAAAGGTGGGGCCAGTCGTTTCTTTTATTGTCCCAAGGCAGCAAAGAAAGATAGGAACGAAGGGTTAGATAATTTCACACCAAAGACAGATAGACAAAAAGGACACGGGATAGATAGAATATGTGGCAATTGTGGAACAAGTATGTTGAAACCTCAAGATTGTAAATGTGAAGAACCAGATTGGATTACCCCACCAAAGTTAAACCATCACCCCACAGTTAAACCAACTGACTTGATGAGATACTTAATCAATTTGATTACACCACCAAATGGGACGATTTTAGACCCGTTTATGGGAAGTGGAAGTACAGGTAAGGCGGCTGTAAGATGTGGTGTTAATTTCATCGGTATTGAGAAGGAACAGGAGTATATGGATATTGCATCAGCAAGAATAGAACACGAGAGAAATAAACCAGTCCAAACTAAATTATTCTAATGGCAAGAAGTAAAACAAGAGGTAGTCGTAAAGAACACAACAAGAGAGTAGCAAAGAGAAACGAGCAAGCTACAAGAGACATTAAAGCCATCAACGCATTAAGAGAAAAGATATTTCAAGAAGCAGTTGAGAGACATAAACAAGAACAAGAGAGTTCAGGTAAAACTGAAAACACATATCAAATTAAACTATAATGGACTATCAAATAGAAGACACAGACTTACCACCTAAGAAACCATTAGGAAGACCAAAAGGAAGTCATAAGAGAAAAATGACTCAGGCAGAACAAAAGACCTTTGTTGCCAATTCTATTAAGGCGATACTTGACGACCACTTATCATATCTTGAATACGTTGCGTATTGTAAGGAGAGGGAAGTATCAAGGTCTCAAGCTAATGAGTATTGGGTTAGAAGTTGGGCTATAATGAAGAAGAAGTTTGAACTTGAAAAAGACAAACTGGTATTAAAACATATCACCAAATATTGGGACATATACAAGGAGGCTTTACAGAATAGCGACCTAACCAACGCAAGACAAGTATTAAATGATTTGGCTAAACTACAGGGTCTTAATGAACCTGATAAGGTTGAAGTTCGTGGAACATCAATCAAGTTAAACTTTGGAGAACAGAGTGAATAAAGAAATCGAGGTACAAGGATTTACACCCCATCCAAAACAGAATGAACTAATAGAACTCTGTTTAGACAAGACCACCAAATATATTGTTGCGTCTGTGGGCAGGCAGTGGGGTAAGTCATTCCTCGGTATGAATATTCTACTCAAGTGGATATTGGAAGACAACGGGTCTATAGGTATGTGGGTAGCCCCCATATTTGCCCAATCCAAAAAGGTATTTGAAGAACTATCTAATAGTCTTGCAGGTTCAGGTCTAACCAAAGCAATCAACAAGAGTGAACTAACCATCAGTTTTATAAATGGGTCAATAATATACTTCAGGTCAGCAGAGAGGGAGAATAACTTAAGAGGTTATACAAATACCTATCTTGTTGTAGATGAAGCAGGATACATCAAAGACAACGTATGGAATGAGGTATTAAGAGCGACAGTACTTGTTAAAGGTAAGAAGGTATTATTCTTATCCACACCAAAAGGAAGGAACTGGTTTTATAACTTGGCTTTACGTGGTGATAGTGAGGACTACATACAATACAAGACATTCAGGGGTTCATCATTTGACTCACCATTCATTACAGAACAAGAACTACTTGAAGCCAAGATGTCCTTACCAGACAACATCTATCGTCAAGAGATACTAGCAGAGTTCCTTGATGGAGGTGGTGAAGTATTCTCAAACCTTAATATCAATTGTAGTCTTGCACAATACCCCCCTAAAGATGCAAACGAACGATATTATGCTGGTCTCGATATTGGTAGAGCAAATGACTACACAGTACTTACCATCTTAAACGCAAAAGGTGATGTGGTTAGAATATACAGAGAGAGACAGAATAGTTGGAATATGATTGTGAGTGAGGTTGTGAAGAACTTAAGAGAGTTCAACGCAAGATGTAATATTGAGATAAATGGTATTGGAGACCCCATCTACGAACAAATCAAAAAACAATATTCAAACGTGGAGCCATTCGTCACCAGTAATGACTCCAAACAAAATATAATTGAGGAGTTGATATTAACGATGAATGAAAACAAAATCAAACTACCCACACAGGACTTAAATACTGACCTATACAAGGAGTTATCCGTTTTTACATACGAATACTCACCAAAGACGAGAAGAGTGAAATACGGGTCTCCTACGGGGTTCCACGATGATATGGTGATGTCTCTAGCATTAGCGAATGATTGTCTTAAGAAAAAAATTAACTTTGGTAAGTACGTTGTACGATAAGTTGTGAATGAAAAATAAATTAAAGATATTTTATAATATATATGGAATTAAAATATAAAGGTAAGAAATACCAAGTAGAAGAACCTACAGTTGAAATGTGGTCTAAACTAATCTTATTACAAGAGTGGACTGACGAGCGTGAGTTCTCAATAAAACTCTTGTCTATGATTACAGGACTAACAGAACAAGAGATAGAGAATGCCGATGCAGTAGAAATTGTTAAAGCAACCACAGAGTTATCAACATTTTTAATGAAGGACTCAAACGAGTTCAAACAGATTATAGAGTTTAAAGGTAAGACATATAAGTTCTTGGACTTACCTAACCTAACATTTGGTGAGTTTGTTGATATTGATACCTACCTATCTAAAACCCCTATGGAGAAGAAAAAGGAGATGCATTTGTTGATGGCGATGTTATATAGAGAGGTTGATGAGAATGGTGCATATAAACCATACGACTCAAGTAAAGTTCAACTTAGAGCCGAAGAGTTTAAGAAATTACCTGTGAAATACGTGAATGGTGCGACTGGTTTTTTTTTGCGTTTCGACAGAGTATTACGAGGCAATTTGAAGGGCTCTTTGCTCAACAAGACGAAGGTGATACTAAAGATGACTTGGCTGTTCGTGAAATTCAAAGTTTTAATAAGTTTTGGTCTTGGTTTGGGACAATTATTTCTTTGGCTAATGAGGATATCACAAAAGTTCAAGAAATTACTACGTATCCGTTAGTCTTTGTATTAAACTATTTATCATATACCAAAGACCTTAATGAAATAAAAATGAGAGAACAACAAAAGGCCTTAATGGCACAAAAAAGATTTTAAGTATGGCAAACGCAGTCGGTTATTATAACTACAAAAAGATATTGGATTTGCTCCGTCAATTAGGAACATATCACGAACAAATACAATCGTGGGGTCAGGGTTCTATAGAACAACTTATCTACAATACAGAAGAACGATTAAAACTTGAGAATGACCCAAGAAGAGCCCCATACTATCCATCTATGTGGGTTATTACTGATGGTGCTTCAACAGATGGTAGAGAGACCGTGTATGACTTTAATATTCTAATAATGGATATTATGAATACCAAGAACTTTGATAACCAAATTGACGCAACAAGTGATACACTAGACATTCTAAAAGATGTGATAGCACAACTTAAGTATGCAACAGGTATGGAGTGTTATTGTAATCTTGATATTGATTACCCTATTCAAATGACCCCATTTGAGGAAGCATACGATGACTATGTTGCAGGATGGGCAGGTAAGATTAGAATTAGAGTACCTGACGCAATAAACAGATGTATCGCACCATACGCGGAGTTCCCACCGTGTGATAACAATAGTGATGGGGTAAGTGAATAATGCAACAGATACCTTTAGAACAATATAACCAAGTAATGCAGGGACTCGCAGAGAGTTTCGAAGACCTATTAAAAAAGTCTTTAGCAGCACCATATCCATACGCACCAGGATATAATGGAACAAGAAGTTCCAAGTTTCAAGGTATTAGAAATATGAAGGTTAAAAAGGGTAATCTATATAACTCAATAAATGTTTCATTTAACCCTTCAACCAATCAAATCTTGGTTAAGATGTTGGACTATTGGCAGAACGTAAATGATGGTAGAAAACCAGGTAAATACGTTCCTATCAAACCACTTATGGATTGGATTAGAACCAAGGGATTAAATAAAAACACACAGACAGGTAAGTTTCAAAAGTTTAGAATTAAAGGAACTGCCTTTGCAATATCAAAAATAATACAAAGGTTTGGTATTAGACCAACCAACTTCTACGATGATGCCTTTACAGACTTTGCTAAAGAGTTTGAGAAGGACGCAGTTAAAGCTTTAGGTATTGATATGCAAAACTTTTTTGAAGACATATTAAAAGAACCAAACCAATAATTAAATTATGAGCGTAATAATCAATATAGACCAGTCCCCGCTAACAATTACACCAAGTAATGCGGAACACATTTGGACTTTTTCATCAACAGGTTATACTTTACAGAACTTCAAGTATATCATCGACATATACTTCCGTCCTGATAGTGTAGATTTTAATAATAACCCACAACCAACAGCAAGACTAAAGGTGAGACCAAACTCTTATGGTAAAGCTATAGTTGATTTGGAACAAATTGTTAGAAACTTCTTAACAGCCAATCCAAGAATGAGTGGAACAACTTATCCATACTTGAACTTTGTTGCTGAAGAAAACTCTATTATTACCTTAAGTGATGCGACACAAACAAGAACATACAACGCCTATAACCTATGGCCTAATGGAGACATCAACCCTGATGTTGAGACATTATGGCACATAGAACAATACCAAGTAATCGTGGGGTGTGAATATGAAGACACATCAGCTGGTTCAATTATATATGATATTGACCCCGTAGCTTCATACCAACCATACCCTATTAACATATTCCCTGGTGTGGATAACTCACTTATCCCTGAACCTTATTTATCAGGAGCAACATTAGGGTCAGGTTATACACAATCACCTAACTTCTTCCAAGTTAATAACCAATCATTCTATTACTACAACTTATTTAGAAACATCTTTACCCAAGGGCCTGATACAACTTGTGGGCCAAGAGAGTTCCTAAACGCTGCTGGTAGATATTACAAGACATTAAGTCAACCTGATATCGTATCACACGCTATGAGAACGAGAATGCATCACCCTGATTGTCCTATCATCGTATCGTTCCTTGACGGACAGAATGACTACTTTAATAATCAAACACAAGCGTTAGTATCAAGAGCATCTTTATTTGCTGATACACCATACACATACTCAGCATATACAGCAAACGACTCAACACTATACAACGTGTGGGACTTATTCAAGATGGGGGTATTCTACTTACCATATAACATAACAGCACAAGGTACAAATGTAATTCCAACTGCTGCTGAGAAGGTTTGTTTCTACACCACTCCAACGACAGAGGACTTATCATTTAGTGCAAGAAGTAGTGAAGTATTAGAGTTTATGATGCAACCTTATGACTGTCTTAACCAGCCAGTACATCTGCTTTTTTTGAATGGTAGAGGGCAGTGGGACACATATTCATTTGGTAAGAAGTCATCAAAGACATTTGAAGTTGAACGTAAGTCATATCGTAAAGAAGCTTCGTTAAACAAACAATTCTATTCAAGAGGTTCATACGAACGTGGAACAAATATCTACGACCAAATTGGTGATTACAAAGTTAAATGCCAGTCTTGGTTTATGGATGAAAACGATACCTCTATTGTAGAAGAGATTTTTTTCTCTCCTGAAGTATATATTATTAAAGGGACAGGTATGATACCTCGTTGTATCCACAATATTGATAACTGTGAGTCTTGTTTGAATGAGATTAGATTATACGAACATCTTATCCCTGTGGTGATTGAGGAGAAGTCATTAGAGAGATACCAACGTAGATATCAAAAGATATTTCAATACACCTTTACACTAAACTACGCAAGCGTAAAACGATACTCAACACAAGGTTAATATATGGGATTACAAATAAGGACTTATGTAAATGGAGAACAAAAATACTTAGAGTTATATGGTAATGAAGACATAGACATAGAAGTATCATTTGCCGAGATACAGGATATCACTAAAAAGAATAGTGCCTTTACTAAAGAGTTTAGAGTTCCTGGTAGTAAGAACAACAACGACATATTCAATTACTTTTTTGATATCAATTCAGTATATCTAGATTGGAACCCCAAGAAGAAGTTTGAGGCTGACTTATTATACGATGGATTTGAAATCTATAATGGTTATGTCCGTATGAACTCTGTATCTATCAATAAGACAGAAAAAATATATTCCATTAGTTTCTATAACGCAGTAGGAGATGTTGTCGCAAACATAGGGGATAAGTCCTTATGTGAGGTCGATACAACCCCTGTGAATTATTATGTTTCAGGATTAACCGATAACGTATTTTGGCTTGATGACCCGAGTTTCCAAAATATAAATGTTCTTAATGAATTAGATGGTACTGGATTTTATGAACCGTACGTAAATAACTCTACCGTAAATGGTGATGTTAATTTGATGTTAGCCCAAAGAGGTTATGACTATACAGGTAATACGTTTAATGATATACGAGATATTGATACAGCAAACACACCTGTACTGGCATTCTCAGGAGTACCAGGATTTTTTGATTATTGGGACGTTTTAGGTGGATACCCAAACGCTGTAAACTTAGCCTACTTAATACCTAACCTTCGTGTAAGAAAACTATATGAACTTATTATGAGTGATGCTGGTTATACGATTGAGAGTGAGTTTTTTGCTACAGATTATTTTGGAAGACAATACTTACCCCTATCGTTTAACACAGAGTCAGTTTATCTATCACAGTCAAAGAAATATGAGTTTCAGTTTTTTAACACAACAGGGACAACCTCTGCAAGTGTTGGAGACTCTTACCAACCATTCTCTGTTTCAATATTTCCTAACCCTCCAACAACATTAGATATTGTATTCCCTATAGAAGTCGTTTATGAAAACCTTGGATATAATCCAGCCTATCCACCTGCAGACCCTATTGTTGGTGGATTAAACTATGCTATGTTTAAAGTTCCACAAGGACAATATAAAATAGCCTTAAGTGTTGTTAGTGAATATTTGGGTACTCCAAGTGGAGATTTTGACCCGATATTATTAGGTGATGCCAGAGTTCTTGTTGTTAATGGTGAAAGTTTTGGTTTAATTTCCGCAATAGAAACATCACCGCCTACCGCTCTTACATTATATGGTTATAATGCCACTACTGGTATTCAAGCTGAAAACACATATACTTCAACAACATTTAGTACTTTAGGTTTATATAATGGATTTGATTATATGATTTTAGCCTTACCACCTGTACCAGATTTCAAATATGTTGATATTAGACTTACAGTTATCGGTCAGTCTCAAGCATTACCTTCATATATTAAATTAAATGAGGAGATGTCCTGTGAAATTAAACAAATTGATTTTATACAAAATATTAACAAGATGTTTAATCTTGTGGTAGTGGAGCACCCTATTAAACCAAATACGTTAATTGTTGAACCTATGATTGATTATATAGGTAAAGGAGAAGTCCTCGATTGGACTAATAAAGTTGATTGGGACTCCTCAATCACCTTAACTCCCACCTCATCAATCATCAACGGCTCAATATTTTTAGCGAACAAAATGGATAAGGACTATATTAACACTCAGTTTAATACAAGGTCTAATTTAATTTTTGGGCAAAACATCATCAATTTAGGTGAAGACTATAAGAACGCACAAACTAATCTAACACAGACCTTAGGTCAAAACACAGATTATTACCTAAATGCATCAGGCACTACAAATCCAGCTTTGAGTTGTTATTTCATTACGAAACAAAATAGTTCAAATGGTAAGGTATCGTTTGAATTTAGACCATTCCGTTCATTACCAAGAGTCGCTTTTAGAGGATTTCCTTTAACAAATGATGCCGTTGGGCAAAACTCTTGGTATGTAAGATTTGGTGGTGATGCATTCCCCGTTGCGTATTACCAAAATTATAATAGATTAACTACTTATCCATTTGCATTAACAGGGTTCTCCCACTACCTCACTTATAATTCAACAGACACATTTACACCTGACGAACTTATTTATCCTGAAGCAGCAACTCAATATGATATCTTTTATAGAGATTATATAGAAGACCTTACATCACCTGAGAATAAGATTATGCAGTGTAAGATGTATCTAACTCCGTGGGAAGTATCACAATTATATTTCAACGAAAAGATTATAATTAAGAATGCTTATTGGAGAATTAACAAAATATCAGGTTTAAGTTTATTACAACCTGGTTTATGTAATGTTGAGTTGGTTAAACTAACAAGAGACTATACACCATTCCCTATAAGGTTTTATGACCTAATACCTTGTGATTGTGATAGACCAGTTATCCATACAACAACAGATTTAATTTATCACATATACGCTTTTGAAGGTCAATACGTAGTAGTTTTAGGTGAGGAGGAAAACCAATTTACTTATAAAGTAGTACAGACTGAATTTAACCCTGATTATGAATATACCACACCATATTTGTATAGTCAGGTAGCAAATGCATTAAGTGGTAGATTTGGATTATACCCTTACTTTGTGGGAACAGGTTGTACTATCAATACAGCATTTCCAAATTATTTCGCACCACCATACGATGAGTTTACTGAAACAGGTAGAACTAATTGTGATACCTACCAAATAACAAACACAGGAACTAGTCGTTCTACATTCTATTTTGAGAATTGTAGTGGTACAACTTCATCTTGGACTTTAAACCCTAATGAAGCGTTTGATGTATGTATGAATTATGGAAACTTTACAGGTAATACATTTACCATCTGTATAAACCAAGATGTTGTCGATTGTGAAGTTGCAACACCTTTACCTACACCCACACCTACCTTAACACCATTCTTGTCGCCTACACCTACGGGAACACCTGCAGCAACACAAACCACACCTACACCCACGATGACCCCAAGTCCTACGAGAAGTGTTAATTGTTATCTAAACACAACAATAAACATTACTGATAACGGATGGTTGAAATATACTACTTGTGATGGGTCTGTAAATTATGAATATGTTTATACTGCTTCAAGTCCAGTAATGTTTGGTGTCTGCGTTCAACAAGGAAGTATCTTACCAGGTTTCCCTTATGCTGACTTAGCTGCCTTCACAATAACCTCACTAGGAACACCTTGTTAAAAACTGATATTTATAAGTAATGAGATTTACGCAAACTCCCACTCCAAGTATAACGGCAACACCGAGTTTAACTCCAAGTATCACTCCAACGCAAACTGCGACTGGTACAGTATGTCCTGGTTTAACTCCTACTATGACGCAAAGTCCCACACAGACACAAACACAAACAGGAACAATACCAGTAACTCCTACAAGCACTCCAACTAATACCGCAACACCAACAGGAACAGAAACTACACCTACGCAAACTCCAACCCCAAGTATTACACCAAGTTCTCCTTATGACCCTTTTGATTGTATTGAGTATGAAATAGAAAACAGTACAGGAAATGAAATAAGTTGGAGCGGATTATTATGTGTTTCTGGTAATCCAACAGGAGGAACGATACCTCCATTTACCACAATATTTACGACTTGTATTATTGATGGAACTTTAGGATGGACTGGTTCTCCTATAATCAGTATAATCGCAATATGTTAAAAATATGAGAATAAGAGTTAGTCCTACACCAAGTAATACCCCGAGTTATAGTCCAACTATCACTCCTACTAATACGGAATGTCCTATTGGATGTTTTGATTTGTTGAATATGTGTTGCTCAGTTGAGAGTATGTATATTAACTCTGTATCAGGAGATTTATTTGTTGGTGGGGATATTGATAACTATGGTGGATATCCAATAGATACTGTCTTCAAACTTAAAAAAACAGGTAATTTAGATACAAGCTTTAACCCATCTCAAACATTTACTGCGAGAGGAGTTGTAGAACAAGCGGATGGTAAAGTAATCGCTGTTGGTAGAGACAATATACTAATAGATAGATTTACAAGTACAGGTGCAAATGATGGTACCTTTACACAATTACCATTACTATGGACGGGTAGTACAAACACACCATATTCTTTTTGCTCGACAATTCAAGCTGATGGTAAAATATTAGTAGGTGGATTTTTTAATGTAGTTAGTGGTAATAGTTATTCTCGTATCTGTAGAATTAACGCAAATGGTACTTTAGATACTTCG